ACGATCAACCTCCATATACTCTCCAAGAGCAAAGGTGCGTGTGAATTTGCGAGTTGCGATACCCTTATGAAGTACATTCTCTGTACCCTCTTCGGTTTTCTCACCCTTGACGATTAGACTTCCATTATCCACAGAAACCTCAACTTCGTCCTTGCTGAAACCAGCAATGGCCAAAGATAACTTGTAAGTGTCCTCATCTATCTTTACCACATCATATGGTGGATAGGATTGACGAGTTGCCTCACGATGGATGTTGTAGAAGCGGTCCAACTCTCTGTTGAAACCAATAAAAAAAGGATCTTTAAAAAGATCCAATGACCATGTACTTACCATTTTTCCTCCTTGTTAAGCGAGTCATTTTAAGTACCCCCCCTTGGGCAGGTACATATATATTATAGCATAACATGGTATAATGGTAAAGTCCGAAGGAGAAAATATGGATAACAATAAACTAGAAGATAGAAAATCTAGTGTAACAACAAGTAGAAAGGGTCAATCTTATAAATATTTTGCCCCTGCGCCTGGCATTCACGTTTATGAAAATGTTTGGGATAACGGTTTTAATTTTGTTAAAAAGTTAGATGATGAAGGTAGTTTTGTTAGAGAAGATTACCTGTATGATGCAGATGGAAACGAAATTGATCCCGCAGTAGGAAAAAGAGGCGTAAGTACATGGGTAACTAAAACCTTAGAAGAAAAAGATAATGAAATTTGCAATGCCTTAGAAGACGTTATAGATTCCTATCTATGGCACTATGATCTTGATCCAAAAAGTAGGGAATATTGGAGAATAAGCAAGTATAAAGAAGGAGACTATTTTGGAATGCACCCAGATGATTCTTTTGGAACTCCAAGAACCGTGTCTATTGTATATTATCCTAATGACGATTATGAAGGCGGAGAGTTAGAGTTTATACATTTTGGTGTAAAATTAAAACCAAAAGCAAATCAATTATTTATTTTCCCATCTTCTTATATTTATGAACACAAGATACACGATATAGGTTCTGGTAATCCTAGATATACAATAGTTGCATTTTTCTGCAACATAACAGAAGAAGAAAGAAAAGAGCGACTTTCTAAGATTCCATATCCATATAAAGCAAACTTAAAATATATTAGAGAGTTAGAAGGATAAAAAATAAGGGGGCCGAAAGGCCCCCAAATTCTTAATGCCAGTTAAAGCATTTGTTGTGGCTTTCCGCCACCGCCAGTTTTCTTCTTTGCAGGAGCCTTTTTCTTCTTTGCAGGAGCCTTTACCGAAAGACTTGCAAGGGCATCTTGTAATGCAGAGACTGCTGGCATTCTGCCAAATGCAGTGTCATTAGGATTTAGTGCTCTTAACGCAACTGGTGCAATTGCAGCCAACAATGAGTAGGCAAGTGTCTTAGGATCTGTTACCCCAGACATATATAGAGCAAGCGCAGCACCTAAAACAGATCGTCCATATGATGCAAGCATTGCTTTGTTTTGTTCACTAAGTTTCATTTTTATTCCTCCTAGGATATGAATCTAGTTATGGCATCGTAACCTAGCCACAATCCAATTATACCAGCAACTCCAGCAAATACTGGTGGGGCTGGAACTGGAAGTTTAAACGCTGCAAATATTATCCCGCAGCCAAATCCTGTTAATACTGAAAATATTATCTCTTTCATAACTCATTCTCCTTTATTTTGTCTAGTGGAGTAGGTAATGTTACCAATGTTCCACATTCCTTGCAACTGCCATCTAAAAAATATAGTCCTATTTCATAATCTGTTGGATCAAATTGAACAGTAGCAGTAAAATATACAGATCCACAGTTAGGACAAGTACAGGTTGGAATTCCTCTAGCGTCCATACTCATCATCCTTTGGAATTTCATCTTTAAAAATTTTATAATGTTTAGAAAGTTTAATTAATGTTTCATAATTAGGATGTTCTTGAAACAAGGAGCCATACTGATCAAAAAAATTTATTTCATTTTCTAAATCATCTATAAAATATTTAATTTTATTCTGAATTTCTTCTATATATTTATAAGATATCTCTCTGCTTTCTGATAAAAATTTTATCAAATGATCTTTTTCTGTATCACTTTCTTTAGTTAATTTGTTTTTTATTTCATTATTATCTATATAAGTTTGAGTTAACATATACATTAATTGAACATTATTATTTTTTAGTCTTATGTTTTGTATAATTGCTCCTAAAATTATAGAAACTACTCCAATAAAAGTTATTAACTCAATCATTATTTTCCTGACTAAATGAAAACCAAAGACTTGATGTATACCTGTGCCCATTTATTATTGTTTTTACTTCATGAGTATATGTTTCATGCCCAGGAAATATTAAAAGAGAATTTGCTTTAGGTTTAATAATTTTATTTAAATTAATAAAATTTATCTCTCCTCCATGATAATTATCATTTATATAAAATAATGCCGCAAAATTATAATCTTTATAGTCTGCATCATCGTAATGTGCATGCATTGACATTGCAGGTCTCCATACTGTAATATTATATGAATTTTTTTTATTTACAATTTTAATGTCATATTTTGATTCTATTGATTTTTTAGCAATTAAAAAAATTTTTTTTAAAATTTCTGTTGTTTCTTCATCAATTTCACTATTATCTGCAATTCTATTAAACCAAAAATTATCTGGATCATTGCTTCCTCCAGTAAATTTTAAATTTTTACAATCAGATAAAAGTTTTTCATGTTCTTTTTTATTTATTACATCTTGTATTTCTATGATATTATCTAAAGAATGTCCTATTTTATCTATTTGCGATGAGTTATACATAAATTTTTCCTTCATGTGTTGGCCAGTAATATTTACATGGCTCTTTGCGATCAGGACAGCAGGGAACATTGTTTAAACTAGTTATGGCATATTGGAATGGAGCATAATATATAGGATCTTTTTTAAATAGATTAGCACGATGAGTAGTTACAATTCTTACTAACTTTTTTTCGTCTTTAAAATATTCTGGAATGTCGTATCCCCAGTCTTCCCAGCATAAATCTTTAAGTTTATTAAGATTTGCTTCATTATTTTGTGTCTTAATACCACGATATTTAGCCTCATGAATCATTGCTTGAATATAACGCCATAGGCCATGCTCATAGCCTTTCCACATTAATACTGCAGGGTGATTACGCCAGCCACCAGTCTTAGATTTACCAGACAAAACATTTAATATTTGATAGCCTTCTAAGATTTGTTTGTTTAGTCTTTTATTATCTAATGTACGGGCAGACAAGTAATAATCTGACTGTGGTAGAAATGTTTGCATTATTTTTTACCGCCTTCACGAACAAGAAGGACAATGGCCCCATTATCCTCTAGGGCTTTTTTAACCCTTATCATATATTCTACAGCACGACGCTTATCTTCGTCAAGTAGTGACATAAAAGATTTTTCTGAAGCACGAACTGTTATAAAACTATCATTATCTATTAGTTCTAAACTAAATCCTTTAGGTGAAAGATAATCTAAAGATCTAAAAGCCTTACGCATATTATCTGTATACATTTAATTATTTGACCAAACCAATGTAATCACTACAAACTCCAGCAACTGAATCTAGTTTAATATTTGTTAAAGGTCCTAAGTGGACTATAATATTTCTATTTGTTGTTGGCATGTTCGGGTATGTCCAAATATAATTATTTGTTGTAAGTGTATATTTATCATTTTCATGCCAAAAACCTTGATAATATTTTGGTTTATCAAGTATATAATTTAATGCATTTATATTTTTACAGTGTAGCCATAAATTTTTTACATAAGAATCAATAAAAAATTTTTCAATTTTATATTGCGGCTCATCATGTCCAAAATATAATAAATTATCAATCACCCAAAAATCTACCTCAACATCATAACCAGATTTTATTGCATCACTTATATATTCTGGACTATTTTCTAAGTTTAAATTTGGACCTAATAAATTTCCCCTATGTGAAATTAATATCATATTTTTTCAACAACAATCTTATCATTAACAATTCCAGGAATTTTTACGCAAATTACCTCGCAGTCTTCTAGAAATTGTTGATCTGATATTTCAAATGGATACATAATAAAAATATCTCCAGCAGTTATTTTTTTACCGTGCATTATCATTTCTCCACTAATCAATAAATTAACCTCTGTTACTTGTGTTTGATAATGCATTTCGTATTGTTCATTTTTTTTATGTTTCTTATAACTTACTTCAACTACATCAGTTTTATAGGCAGTTGGCTCGAAGTTACCGACAAACCATCCTTTGATCATTTCATCTATTTTTTTAATAATCATAATCCCATATCTTCCCATTCAACTTTATCAAATCCAGAATCTGTTATTAAGTTTACTGCTAATGCACGATCTTTATCTTCATTCCTTAGTTTATCGTTAATAAGAACTCTTTGGCCACTTGTTATTCCCATTATTAAATAATCCCAACATATACCTAAAGAAGCGAGATGCATCTGTGTCATAGTTCTTGCGGATTCTTTTCTTGCTGTTGTAAGAATTATTTTATACCCTTTAGAATCCCATTCATTAAATTTTGACAATACGCCTTCTAAAAGTTCAGGATCATGTAAAGTAATATCACTAAATTTATGAGAATGTCTCAAAATTGTGCCATCTATATCACAGAATATAGTTTTAGGTTTATCTGTATAAAATTCTTTTATTTTGCCGATAAAAATAGATATATCCTCTGGAGTTCCAAGTGGTATATAACTATTTTTAGAAATAAAATATGGAGATATTTTTTTATTTTTTTCAATTAAAAAATTATAAGTTTCAGAAATATAGCATTCTGGCAATCCATTTGATCTAAACTGATCTAACAATTTTGAGGCAGACTCAACAAAATCTTTTCCGTGTTTCCAATAATGAACTCCCACCAAAGCATTATCGCTAATAGCCTTTTTTTCTACAATATTTACTATATAATCTTCATCAATTTCGGCAAAACTATTTTTAGCATCCCTGGATTTAAATAATAACACTGACCCGTCAGCATCAATATTTTTTGCATTTTGTATAAAATTATTTTGATCCCAGTATAATAATTGATCACAATTAGATATTATTAACTCTTCATCATTATTAATTAAGTCTTTTGCATATAACGCAGTTTCACTAGCACCACTTGTTACAGAATCAATTTGTATCTCTACGCAATCAGGAGATATATTTTTTAAAATTAAACTTAATTCTTTATTGTGTTCTATAGTATCGTATTTTCTTGTAATAAAAATATATCGACCCTCTATTCCTAAAGATTCTATAGAATGTTCTATTAAAGTTTTACCATTTACTCTTATAAGTGGTTTTGGTATTAATATTCCAGCGTTAGAAAATCTAGACCCAAGACCAGCCATTGGAATTAAAATATTCATAAAGTCCTTTGTTTGTTATATTATACCATGTTGAAAATATGTTCATATTTTTCAAGTTTGTCTATTATTTCATCTGCACTTTTTTTATGACTAATAGACACATGAAAATGATTCATTGCCCATGCTATTGCCTGACTATGTCCATGTATCATTTCTATGCCATTATTTATCATTGGATTTGATAATTCGATAATGCTACCGCCAGGTCTCATAAAAATTTGATTAAACATTCCTGAACCAGTTGTGGTACACAATGTTTTTGTTAAATCAAAATATCTTATCTGATCTCTAAAATCTTTAAAGTCTTCTGGATAGCATATTTCAAAGCCCTTTTTTATTAAATATTCTTCTACTCTTTTTTCATCATCTATTCTAAAATCTCCTAAAGTAAGATATTGTGCTGGGTCATTATCACCATATAAAAGTTTTGGATTTCTATTACCAGTCCAACTTCTTCTACTTAAGTAGACCCTCTTGTATGGCTTAGTTTCTGGTTTTCTTAAATAGTCAACAGCACTTCCTATTAAGCGTATATTCCTATAAAATGGCATCATTTGTTGAAATACACTTATATTGTTGGCTATAATGCTTGGTTCTTTATTAGAAAAATCATCTTTTCCAAAAATTACATAATTAACATTTTTACTATCTAAAAATTCAAATAAGAATTTATTAAATGGGGTATTTGCTTCATCAATTATTCTATTTTTATTATTACTAAAATAAAAATTTTCTGGAACATGTATCCATGGACAATCTAAAATAAAAAATGTTGTAGGATCTTTTTCTAAAAATTTTAAAATAGTTCCAAGTCCTTCAGGAAGGCCATGACCGTATATCATATTAATACTTAGCATGACCTTTTTTCTGTTATCGATTAGTTTAATTATATTAGAGTCTGAGAAATTTTTTAAATTTAAGTCTTCATCCTGATTTAATTCTTTTATTGAATATGGATTAGAATGTCCCCCAGTTAATATAAATGGTGCATTGTTTTTATTTAATTGAATTAAAACTGGATTAGAATAAAAAAATCCTTCAGAAAGTCTAGGATGTGTAATATACATTATTCTGTTTGTTCCTCATTAGTTAACTTTATCCATGCATTATTCCAATTACTTTTACTTTTATGTAAATTAAATTCTTTAGAAATATTACCACTTTCTAAATATACTCCACCCCAAACGCCCCATTCTTTACTAGAAACTCCAACAGAAAAGCAAGTCTTTATTACTGGACAAGAGAGACAAAGAGTATCGATTGCCGATCTTAAACTCTCGTCCTCTTCATATTTATCAAAAAATAAATTTGTATCATAATCTAAACATGAGGCACTATCCTTCCATTTTTGTTTGTGCATTTCCTATTATCCTGTCTGGTATATTCCAACCACTTTTCTCTAACTTAAAAACTTTTGTTAAATACCAGTTACCGTTAATAAATTTACCATATTTTGACGTTCGTGCCTTTTCTGATCTAGTGTAATTAACTACATCCCATCCATCCCAAAAAAGATTTTTATTAGATGATACTATAGACTCCATTTGTTCTAGTGTTGTAATATTCATGTTTCTCCTTTAGTATTTAAATATTCCTACTTCTATATTATTTGATTCTGCTTCTGCAACTAAGTTAGAGTTAGACTCATTTGGTCTTGACAAGTATGCAAAATAGTTTATTTCTTTTATATTTTCTTTTATCCAAGAAGGTGGCACCTTGAACATTTTTATTTTTTTACCTCTTGATCTCATGCCTTTTTCAGAAACATTTACAAATTCCATAACCATAGAATTTACTTTTGCTGGTCCAGCAGAATATATGTAGAAGTATTGATCTTCTGCAGTCATACTAGACAAAGCAACACCTACAGCACGAAGGAAGATCTGGTAGTCATCAAAACTCTTAGACCCCTGAACCGCCACTATCATTTAAATTTCCTTCCGATAATTTATCTACTATAAACAGCATTTTATCTAATTGTACCTTATTCATAGTGGTTGTGTCAACTAGCCTTGTAGTATCTTTATTAACTGTGCCATCTGTGTACATATCTGCCATATAAAAGGCATTATCTTTAATCCAATAGGCACGATTATCCATAATTATTACCTTTAATGTTGTTTTTTGGTGGTGTGCTAAGGACTGTGTTTTTTTTATTTTTTTGATTATTTTATTTTTTGGTAGCAAGGGGAAAACAATAGAATGAATATGTGATTGACTATATCTAATATTTTTTATCTTATTTTCCTGAAATATATTTTTTTTATTTTGTAATATATTTACTATATAAAATAAACAAATTGCTACAAGAAACCCAAATAAGTAGTCCATAGTAAGACTAATTATACTACTCTATTCCATTAGGTTTCTTTTAATTTCTTTAAGAGTCATTTGTATTTCTTTTTCTAACTCTCCTACCCTTTTTTCATTAAATGCTAATTTTGTTAATGATATTAGGGGATTTTTTTCTGTTACATCCATATTTATAAAACCCATTTCCCATAGTTTTAGTGCATGAATAGCAAAATAGTTCATGGCAGCATTGTGCAATACTGGACTAACAGTTTCTAACTTATTGGTAAAACTGTATAAAATTTCTCCAGTATCAGAATCTATTCCTGCTGCCTCAATTGCTCCAGCCAAAATTAATTTGTCTATTTCTTCCATATTATATCTCCGTCCAAAAAATAGATATTGTGTACCTTATGTTTCTTATAATTTCTTTTACTCCGTGCAAGTGGTGGGTATCTCCCTTAAAACAAATCATCATACCAGTTTCTGGCTTAAGTGTTAAATTATTGTATTGCGGAAAATATAACTCACCACCATCGAAGTTATCATTTAAATAAATGATTGTTGAGTAATGTTTTGTTTTAAATCTTTCTTTAAACTGATCAATAAAATCATCATTCATACCAACACTATATAAATCTTTTATATTGTTATCCTCTTCATCTTTTAAATAATCAATGTGAGGCTTCTGATCTCTTCCTTCACGCCATCTACTTATCAAAAATTGTTCTTTAAAAACTTTTACTTTAAAACGATCTTCAATTTGCTCTTGGGCTAACGATAATATGTTAGTATATTTATTTTTATCAAGAGAATATGTCAATTCCCAGTTTGGCATATCTAAATTTAAAGACATTCCTTGCCAATCTTTTATCGCTGTCCAATAATCTGCAGTTACTTCCTCTTGTTTTGGATAATGCAAGTCAAAATCAATAAGCCATAAGTCTTCTCCAGATTTATTTGCATCATTAATTATAGATAAACAATCATCTTCAGATAAAAAGTTTTTTACTAATCTATAATTTGGTTTAAAAGAATCATTTATTGTTTTCATTTTTTATTTTTTGACATTTCTCTTTGTTTGGCAAGTACGGAAAAGTCTTTAATCTTTGTTTCTCCAAGATATCCCCAGGCATATCCATCTTCGATCATCTGATCATTAATAGATACAGTATTATTATCTACATAAAGCCATCCCAATATACGTCCATATTTTTCAGATGAATCTGGTTTTTCTGTTTTAATAATAATTTGTTTTGCATCTTTAAGTTTTGATTTAAGATATTCTTTTGCTTCAAGACCAAGTGCTTTTTCAAATTTATCTGAAGTTCTAGATTCAGGGGTATCAATTCCAGCAAGCCTTACTCTTTGAGAGAACGAAACATTAAACCCTAAATCTATATCTACATCTATGGTGTCTCCATCTACTACTCCAGTAATTTTTTTTATTCTGTATTCATACATAATTACTATTCTACCACCTTTGTTATATTTGGAATTTTTATAATATTTGCATCTGGTATGTCTGTTTTAATTACCTTACATATTTCTTGAAAATGTAGTTTATCACTATCTGTCATGCCTGAGCAATGCTTTACTGCTATAGTGACATTTCCATTTTTCTTTAATTCATTATATGTGTCAACATTTTTAGAATTCCAGTCTTGAAATCTTCCTATCATTAAAATTTGTTCAGGTTTCCAATCAAACAAATTAAACTTTTTTATTATGCTAAATGCTCTAGTTGGTAAAGCATCAAGGTAAGAATCTCCAGTGTTTATAATTTCAAAATCATAATCAGTAATATCAACATCTTCCCAAAATTGCTCTACACCAAATTTATCTATAAAACTTTTTTCAGTTCCAGTATTAATCCATATAGATATGTGTTTTTCTAAACCTTCTTTAAATTGTTGTCTTGCTTCTTTGCTTGGAAAATATCCGCTTAATATAATTGGCTTTTTTTCATTTTTACAATATAAACTTGCTATACTTCTTAACCATCTAGCATATTGTGGCTGTAGTTGTGCATGTGGAAGGTCTGTATCTATAACATGCCAAGCATTAATTCTGTCAGCAAGAGCAAGGCCAATCTCTTCTCTGGTTTTTGAGTCCATTCCAAATAATTGAATAATCATTAATAGTCTTGTCCTTTTGTTTTATTTTCAACAAGTTTTTCTCTTTCGTCTATTATTTCTAAAACAAATTTCATCATGTTGTCATAGCCTACTGCATTATCAATCGCCTTATTATAATGATGTCCACAAAATAATAAATCTGAATTATTTTTTCCAATAACCTTTACGTATGCCTGGGCACCGCAACGGTCACAGCGATCTGTAGCGTCAAGAAGCCAAATTTTTTCTTCTTGTTCTTTTCCTTTAAGCATACTGAACATATTATACCTTTCTATTGTCTGTTTTATAAAATCCAGAGCCATTAAATGTGACTCCTATATTAGAGTATACACGAACTAAGTCCTTATTGCAAGTATCACATTTATACCCTGGATCTTCTTCAGCCATGCCTCTAACTTTAGTATATCGCACAGCACAAGCCATGCAGTCATATTCGTATGCTGGCATAGCCTTTACTTCTTTTTCTTAGCCTTTACCTGCCATACTGGAAGTTTTAGTTCATCTCCAGACCATTCATAACCCATAAGTTTAACAACAAACTTAATTATCTTTAATCTCATTACTTTACCCCCTTGCCAAATCTGGCCCAAACTCTTTCATGAAGGAAATATCCCAAAGCCTCCCACATGATGTAAACTAGCGCACCTAGAGTAGCGTATTCATATTCAACCTCGCCAGTCATTATATACGTTATAACAGCAATAACTCCAGCAACACCAATGAGGTGAAAGGTTTCCCAACTCAGTGTTTTTAAAAGGCTTTTCTTTTTAGATTCCATTGTGATCTCCCTTTGCATACATGTATTGTTTTGATAAACCATCATACAGGATTTTTTCATAATTGTCAAGTTGCCCTATTTGTTTATAAAAATCTCTGATTGTACGCTTATTATCAAGGCAATAATATTGATTTTCTCCAAATATCATTAATTTTTTTACTTCTAATCTCATTTCGTCATCATCTTCAACCCATATCTTTTTCCAATTATTTTTTATTGTTGGATCATTTCCAGAAAGTTTCCAAAACTTTGGGTTGTATCCTTTATCAGGATCAAACATATATTTAATATCATTTCCAGCATAATGACAAATTTCTTCTGCTATAGGGCTTACAACATCATAGCCATGACAATAAATTGCAAGACTTTGCTCTGGCTCCTCGAATGGAAATTTATGATAAGAAGGGAAATTAATATTTTTTATATCTTTTGTTTTAGCAAAAATAAAATTACAAGATACATAATAATTTTTAAAATATTTATTATTAACCATTTTTTCTTTTAAATATGTTTCATCTACTTCAATAACATATCCATCAAGACCAAATTCTATAATATCTCCTCTTAAACTCCAGGCTGTTGCGTAATTTTTTTTACCAAAAATGGCTGCAGTTGCCTGTCTAGAAATTATAATTTTTTCATTATTCTGAGTTAATTCATCAATATCATTTTTTAATTTTGTGTCCCATCCTTTTTCTAAATCAACATGTGCGTCTACTCCCATAAAATATTTTTCATCTGTTATTAATTTTCTTATTGCTTCTCTTATTCCTATAATTCCTGGGAACCCGTCGCCTATTTCTTTATCTCTAACTATTTTAATGTTATTATTTTTAAATTCAGAAAAATCTGGTTCTACTTCATAATTTAATCCTAGTCCAAAAACTATACTGTTTGGGTGATCAGAAGTATTTATAAATTTTCTCATTGCATCTATTAAATGAGAGTCTTCCCATGCTGCTATTGAAACAAATATTTTATCCATTAATTTTTACCCCTTATAATTAAAGAAGAATATTCTTTTTCCCAGTCAAGTATATCATTTTCATCGTTTAACAGTGGTTGTCCTTTTATATTTAAACTTGTATTTAATAATACTGGAACCCCTGTCATGGCGTACCAATTTGATAATACATCATATAGCCCAGGATGCTGTTTTTTATTTACAGTTTGAACTCTTGATGTACCATCTTTATGTACAACAGATGGAATTTTATCTGGTTGTAAACATTTGACTGCATACTGCATATATGGCGATGTAAAATTCATATCAAACCATTTACTTGCATGCTCTTCCATTACTACTGGAGCAAAAGGTCTAAACAACTCTCTTTTTTTAATTAAATTAACTTTATCTTTAATATTTGGATCTCTTGGATCTGCAAGAATACTTCTGTTTCCTAATGCTCTTGGACCGTATTCAGCCCTTCCTGTTGCTACCGCAGCAATTTTATTTCTTATTAGTTCTGTAATTATAGGTCCTACTGGGTATTCCCCGCCAAGGTCATGACCAAGATACGGATGCTGCCAATTTATATGGCTTCCATAGGCTGCTGCAGCCGCTCCAAGCGACGATCCAGCATCCCCTGGGTTGGGCATAATCCAGACATCATCAAACATCTTCCAAAGCATTGTATTTGCTGCACAATTTAATGCACATCCACCCATAAAAACAAGATTACGTTTTCCAGTAAGTTTTTGTGACATGGACATAAAATTAACTAATCGGTCTTCATATATTTTTTGAACAGCAGCAGCAATATCAAATTTAGCCTGATCATCTATTACTTCATCCCAGTCAAAAATACCTTTATGAAAATTATATTTTTGAGTATGAATATCAGGAAAATATTCCTTTATTTTTAGATAATATCTAGTCCAATCTCCATATGCTGCCATACCCATAAAAATATACTCCTCCTCATTTGGTTTTAATCCAACTAATTGAGTAAATGCGGAATAAAATAATCCGAAACTAAATGGATAATTTTTTGTGAATACTTTCTTTAAATTACTGCCTTCTCCCACCCATACTGTGGATGTGTTAAATTCTCCAATTGCGTCTAATACTACAATTACCGCATTGTCAAATTTAGATGTATAGTAGCCTGCTGCTGCATGTGAATGATGATGGCTAAACGATTCTCTTGGAATCCATTTTAAATCTGGTCTAGCAAGATAATAAGGTTTGTCTCCGCCAAAACCACCACGAGTAATTATGCGTAGTTTTTTTAGCCATCTATTTTCATAGTAGGCTAGTTGATCTGGTTTTCCGTAAGACAATGCCTCATTAATAATATCGTCATTTGTAAACCAATCATTTTTTTGCTTGCTGAATCTTTCTGCGTGAGCAGCAAATAATATATTTCCATCTTCTATGAGTGTTATAGAAGCATCATGTGTAGTTTCATTAATTCCTAAAATTTTCATATAACTCCTAATATATAAAATCCTTAAATTTAAATTTTTTTCTATTTTTATATTTCCATATAATAAATTTAATTTTCTTAATCATTTAAAGATTTCCTTTAGTATCCAATCAGACCAAAAATGATGGTAGGCATTGCCTTGATGATAACCATCTTCCGCTATTAAATAATACTGATCATTTTTACTACTTTTATATTCATAAATATAATTTGTTAGTTCTTCCCATTTGTAAGTATGAAAGGTATTAAAATTAAAACCTTTAAATTGAGATGCAGTACTAAGATCCCATATTCCATGATCCCATGTAAATGAAAATAATTGTATATTACTTTTTCTACAATATTCTTCTAGCATATAATAATAATTTAGTATATGTATCATTGATGATTTTGCATATAAGTCTAAAGAATTTTTATTTTTTGTAGAAAACGAAATAGTTGCATATTTATTTTCCTCTAAATATAAATAGTTTCTTTCAATATTTGGTAAATTTAAAAATATAAAGTCTGGCTTATTATTATTTTTTATATAAGAAAAAATACTTACAATTGAGTCAAATATACTATTACCATGTTTTGCAATATTTATAGAATTCATTATTGGAATTTTTTTATTTATTTCACTAGAAAGTAAGTTAACCCATAAATTATTTTCTTTAACACTAGAACCTTCTGTTACGGAACATCCAGAAAATAAAATACTTTTTCCATTTTTATTATAATTTTTTTGTTTAATTTGTAAATTTTGTAATTCATCATTATAGTTATTATTAAAAGTTCTTGTAATATGCCAATAACCGTCTAATTCTTTTTTATCAATTGACGTAATAGATATCATTATTCAGCACCAGTAGAATTTCTTGCCTCGCCAAATGGTATATTATGGTACCAGTGTGGCATTGAATATCTTTCTCCACTTATAATTGGATAAACTTCATGAACATATAAAAAGTTTGATGGGAAAAATATTATACTGCCAGGTTCTGGTTTTATTTTAATTTTAGATTGTCTAAATTCTATCTCTCCTCCGACATAATTATTATTTAAATACATTACACTTGACAACACTCTGCTACTAACACCCTGATCTTGGTGTGCTGGCAGATATCCTCCAGGAGTATATTTTAATAAATGTATATTATATTCTCTAGATTTTATATTTTTATCTGCAAATGGATAAATTATTTTTTTATAATGATCAGTTGCCAAGTCAAGAGCATCGTATAGTTTTTTTGATATATCTAATTGATCCAAATAATAATAATCATTATATTTTATGTCTTGTGGTTTTGGAAAAAATTTTTGCCAACAAAAAGTTTCATATGTTCCAGCACTTTCATTTTGCCATGCATGCCATGGTTTCATTTCTGTAAAATTATTGCCATGTTCTCCAGACATATACCTTGAATCAATCTGATTAACTTTTTCTATAATAGATTCTGAATCTTTTAATATATTTTTATAATATACTAAACCCAAATCTAATATATCATATTCAATGTTGTCTAAGGTCATAGTGCTGTGCCTCCCACCTTGTAGGCTTTACTCCATCATAAAAATCTGGATCTGCATGTTCTGGCAAACTAGTATGCATATATAAAGCAGTAAATCTATTGCCACGTGTAACAGTTGTTATTCCATGAATATATTCTGTTCCAGCACCAGGAAAAAACACTGCAGAATATTGTTTAGGCTTATACTGAAAATCTTGGTTTGGGAAATATATTACTCCGCCATCGTATTCTGATTCATTATTTAAATACATTATTGTACTAAACTCAATCCATGGTTCTGGACCCTGTGCATCTATATGCAAGTCACCTTTAGTACCAGGCAACCAGTGAGATCCAAAAGCCTTAAAAACATACATTGGATTTTTAAAACCATTTAATGCTTTATGCATTTCATTTGATTTATGTCCATATTTTTTTAAAATTGACATTACCGTGGGATTATACGGCAAAGAGGTTCCACCATATCTATCACTATAGTAATTTGGATAAGGAAGCCTGACGGCGGACGGATCCAGTTGCTGATCTATTAATGTTTTGGCATCTTCTGGTGTTATAAAATTTTCAATTACAGTTATTCTATGCATATTATTCTCCTATTACATTATACCATTAATGGATGGCCCTTGTTTTTTCAACAAATTTTCTACCATCTACGGATAAAAATTCAAGTTGATTTTGATCATAAAGAACATCATCATTAATATATGGAAGTTCTTTTAGGTCTGAAAAATTAAAGTTGTGGAATCGATTAAAATCTTCAAGTATTTCTTTAGAAATGTTATAATTTTTATAAATTTCCCCTTTAAATATTTTTATTACTTTATTATATTTATGATCAATAGAAAATGGACAGTATATCTCCTCTATGCTTCTTTTACCAACCTTAACGCCAAAACTATTAGGTGCGGAATATATATCAATTTTATTATTGTAAAAAAGTAAAGATAATAACTCTTCCTCTCCATTATACTTTAAAAACTCTGGATACTCTATCTGTTTAAAATGTTCATTTTTCCCAATTATAAAATCACGATTAATAAAGTTTGTTAAGGTATAATCTAAAGAATTTTCTCTTTTTTGGTTTATTGAGAATAAATCTTTTTTTTCTATTTTATTTTTCCCAAAACCAGAAACTATGCAATTATTTGTTTCTATAAAATTAATTAACGTATCAATAATATTTTTTTCTAAAAATACATTATCAGATAATAACATTATATATTTAGCGTTAGATATTTTAATTTGATTATTTTTATATTTGCACGGACTTTTTTGATGATCCCAAAAAACATGTAAATATTTTTTTATCATTTGATCAAACATCTTTTTCCTATCTAATGGATGCTGATCTATTAGTGTTACAGACATAGAATATTCATCTAGTTTTTGTAAAATATCTTTTACATATTTACCTTTATATGAATATATAATAATATCAATATCATTCTTCATATTTTTCAGTCTTTCCGAATACTCCAAATATTTTTCTTCTCCATGCAGTTTGTTTATAATAACCATACAGTCTTGATCGTCTATTTTCTGCCATCAATTCATGCTTGTCCAACTCTTCTGGAGTATCTATAACTTCTAATTCCCAATTATCTCTTTTAAAGGGTACTATTTGAAATATTGGTGTTCCTTTAGGAATAATTCCACGAAAATTTCTTTTTAAAAAAAATGCAGTAAATACTGGCAATCCCCAAATATCTGATTCTACAATTCCAGACTGAACATAAAATGGAAGATCATATCTATTCATTGGGTGTGTAATTAAGCAAGAATATCCTTTAGGAGTTTCATAATACCAATTCATTCTCCATCCATAATGTATTGGGTGACAATTATCTGGCACTGGCAATTCTATTGTTGGCCTAACATCAACTAATAAAACGTCTCCTTTCCAAGACAGTATTGGTTTTCCATTTTCATCTAAATCTACATATAAATCGTCTTCTAATAAATAATGATATCCTGCTGTAGTAGCATCTAAAAATGGCATACACATTTTTGTAGCAACCATTGCCCCATCTGCGCCTATGTGATTTACTGGATGTAAAGTTCTGTCGTCATTAGATTTATCATGACGTGCCAAAGTTCTAAACCATTCTGGCAACATCTTTATTGCTGGTTCTGGAGGTGTTAAATGATTTTTATATGGAATAAAGCCAGGAATAAATTTTATTTTTAGTAAATCGTCTTTCATTTAAATTCTTTTTTACTCCTAAATTTATTTTTATATGCATTAACAAAATTTGCCCTTACATTTACTCTTTGTTTTTGTAATATTTTAGATGCTTCTTTTGGATCAACTAATTCAGTTTCCCAAGATTCTCTTTGTATTGGAATTATTTGAATAAATGGAGTTCCTTGTTTTATAACACCCTTAAAGTTTTTTCTAATAAGCATAGAAAAATGTCCATCTGATATAAAACCGTCTGTATCTACAAAACCTCCAAAAGACCAGAATGGCAGTTCATCTCTATGAATTGGATGGATAAACATAGCGCTATAGCCTTTAGGAGTTCCAACTGACCAATAAGGCAATATTCTAAAAAGTTCTTTATGGTATTGTGTTGTATCAATTGGATAGTGTGAGTATTGTTCAAATGAGTGATGCGATACTACATCTGGTATTACCTGCCTCATGGGCTGAGGAGTAGACCATTTTAATTTATTAGGATCGGTAGCATCTATAAAAATATCGCAGGGAAATCCCAAAATATATCCTGCAGTCATCATGTCAAATACTGGCATACATTTTTTAATTGTTGCTCCACCTGCTCCATTTGAAAAGGCTTGTTCTTCATTGACAGATCCTGGTTGATGTTTATACCAATCTGGCACATGCCTGGAAGCAGGAGATGGTTTTGGAACAAGATCTACTATTGACTCACTAAATGGATAAAATTTAATTTTTTTCATAAAACTCCTTGACTCTACTAATCATTATATCATCTGCTTTAAATATAATGTCAAACATTGGAGAACCTCTTAAAATTTTTCCGAAACCATCATCTACCATGTGGTCTCCTATTTTTTTAAAACTAAAAGGAATAAAGTTTGGTTCTAGATAATTAAGTTGCTGAGATACTGAGTTATGCTTTATAGATATATCATAAATATGAAATGGAGAATTTTCGATATTTTTGTATTCAACATTTCCTTCAAAATCGACATACCACGGAGTATAAAATTTATAAATATAATTAAAGCAATCATTTGGTATTTCAGTAGAATATTTTGTATTATAATATTGTCTCATCCATGGCCTATCTAAGTTATATAATATTCCGTTATTTTCTACTAAAAGAAAAAAATCTGCATGATTATGTTGTCTTAATGTAACAGTATTATCATTAATAGATATAAGATTTGGTTTTGGATAAAGTGCTTCAACATATCTATTAATTGGTTTTATAAAACTTTGTTTGTAATAATTATTTTTTATATATTGATAAGATATCCATTTTTCTGGAAGTCTTGATTTTTTTGAAATATCTGAAAATAATGGATCGTATGTCTCATACCAAACATTAAAATTAAAATCATTGCTTTGTAATATATCTGGTTTTTCCATTTTGTATTCCTGAGCCTCCTGTAGGATTTGAACCTACGACATCTCGCTTACAAGGCGAGTACTCTACCCCTGAGTTAAGGAGGCAATCCATTGGTTATTCCATTATAGCAAACTTGTAGCACTAACGGGAATCGAACCCGTCTTTCCGCCGTGAAAGGGCGATGTCCTAGCCGATAGACGATAGTGCCTTGGCGATCCGTATCGGACTTGAACCGACGACCTCTACCGTGACAGGGTAGCGTTCTAACCAACTGAACTAACGGACCATTTTTATAATAGTATCACAATTATTCTTGTCCGTCAAAATAAGTATTTTTTAAATATTCATAAAGAGATGGAGCATTTTGTGCATTATTTTTCCATTTTTGTTTTTTTAATTCCCAATCAGCATTACAGAAATCTGCTATTTGTTTTAATGGTATTTTTGTTGTAAAATATTCATTTTCTGCCCTTGAGTTGTTCATCATATTTAAATTCATTCCAGTTGCTATGTATGTTATTCCAGCCCTGTCTAATGGATGTTTGCCATGATCCATATATCTTTGAACTAAATCATAAAATGCTCCAGACTTATAATAATATCTATCATACACTTCATCTTGAATATTAATTTGATTTCCATTTTTTATATTTTTCCAGTATTCTGTATCATCCCTATGAGATAAAAGATAATGTAGAGATACAAATTTAGTAAAAGATTCAAATAAAGTCTTTGCTGAAGAGTTATACATGTCACGATCAAATTGGCTTATGTCATTTCTTTGTAAAATATCTATAAGTTTAAATAAAAATTTATGAACCGTAAATAATCCATTAGATTCTAAAGGCTCTATAAATCCTGCAGATAGTCCTATTGCTACTACATTTTTTACAAAAGTTCTTTCGTGAAGTCCAACACGCATATCTATATATCTATATTCCAAACTTTCAACCTCATCTTTGGTTCTAGGAACAACCATTTTATTAGACATTAAATATTCTTTAAACTCATCAAGTGCCTGTTCTTTAGTAATATACTTTGTTGAATGAACATACCCAGCACCTATTCTTGAATATAATGGTATATTCCAGCACCAACCATTTCCTATTGCTGTACAGTTTGTATATCCCTCTAATTCTTTTTCTTTATTTTTGTATGGTATTCTTGTTGCCCAGGCACCGTTGTTTGGAAGTAAATTTTCAAATGAAGTAAATGGTTCTTTTAAAGTTTGTCCTAGTAAAAGACTTTTAAAGCCAGTGCAATCGATAAATAAATCAGCAGTAATAGTTTCTCCGTTTTCTAATTTAAGAAATTTAATACCCAAATCCTCTTCGATATGAATATCTATTACAGTTGACTCTATATGTTTTACCCCATTAGGAAGACATACAAAATCTTTTAACCATTTTCCAAATTTAACTGCATCAAAATGATATGCTACATCATTAGTATGATCAAAATTATCAAAATTATTTAAAATATTAGGAGAATATTTATTTTGAGTAAATAAAGCAGATGCTGGAAATAAACATTCAACAAAATCTGTAACTGGAGTATCTGGGTATATATATTTTTTAATATGCCAATCATGAAATGGATTTCTGTTTTTATCTACTGCTGGTTGTCCAAAAGGATAATGAAAACTACCAGAATCTTTTTTATAAAAATCAGTAAACTTAATACTTAATTTATATGATGCGTCCGTTTGTTTAAAAAAATCCTTTTCATTTAAGCCAATAAACCTTGTCCATCTTCTTATTTCTCCTAAAGTTGATTCTCCAACACCAACTAAAGGTACATTTTTAGATTCTATTACATATATCTTTTTATTAGGAAAGGCTTTTATCAATGTAGATGCTGTCATCCATCCAGCAGATCCTCCACCTACAACTACTATTTTATCTACTGACACTTTTCTCCTTTATATCATTGTATCATCGCTGGTCTGGCAGGTCTCGATCCTGCGACATCTCGATTAACAGTCGAGTGTTCTACCAACTGAACTACAGACCAATATTTAATTGTAGCACCTCTGATTGGATTTGAACCAACGACAAACGGATTAGAAGTCCGCTACTCTATCCACTGAGTTACAGAGGTATATTATTTTCTACCCCATTGTATTTTATTCCATCCACGCTCATGAAAATAATAAAGAATTGTTTTAGTAATAACCTCTAAACTTGCTATACTTGCAGCAACTACTGGCTTTTTAGTAATAAACCAAGATATAACAAATGTATCTGTCGTTCCAACCATTCTCCATGTAATTGCTTTTATTGCAGATCTAGATTTTGTTGCGTTCATGATGGCCATTCTATTTTATCATTACCTATTTTATCTAAAATTTTACAAACCCATTTCTTTACGCTTTTGTGTAGCCGATATAGCATGAATCTCTGCCCCCAAATCTACTTGTTCAATCTTATATCCTACATCACGACCATAAACAATGTTAGTAATGTTTGGTAATCTGAGAATTAGTGTATTTTTGTATGGGTTGTCCTTCTTTATATACCCCGAAACTTCATTATACATTAGTGGATCCTTTGCTGATGTATTATAAGTATTTCGTACACCAACTAATACCTGGTCAGTTCTTTTGTGTGCCTCGTTTTTAAGAGTCTGATGACCCTCATGCCAGGGCTGATATCTGCCAAGTTGCAAAGTAGTAGGAGCAGACCAATCAAACAAACCACAAGCCTGTATTACTGTGTCTACTTCTTGCTCTACAGTATATCCTTCAAGAATTCTTATATGAAAGTTTATAGGATCTTTCCAAAGTTTGTTAGTATCCTCAAACCTTCCTTCCTTTATTCTGTCAACCCACACAATAATATCAGCAAAACCAAATGCACTCCTTGTTTCATCTGTTGGACAAACAAAATCTACAATTACTGGAGCAACATTTTGTTTGGCAATTAGTCTTGCCATTTCTCCCATACGTCTTGCCTGTTCGATTCTATCTTCGGGAGTAAAGGAAAGATCTGAATTAACCGTAGATCTTACTTCATCTGCATTAATATGAATTGCATTAATACGTTCCTTTAATGCCTTTGCTAATTCTGTTTTACCAGATCCAGGTAATCCTATAATTTGTATAATCATTTATTCCTCCATAATAAGTATACCATCGTGCCCCTGGTTGGATTCGAACCAACGCTTGCACGATTTTAAGTCGTGTGCCTCTACCACTGGGCTACAAGGGCAAAGTAGAGCAGGTAGGACTCGAACCTACGATAGCCGAATTATGAGTTCGGGGCCTTAACCAACTTGGCTACTGCTCCATATTATTTAGTTAATTATAAATTACATCAAAGCAATTGTCAAATTTTTTTAATTTTAACAACATCTCCAAATTCACCAGATTCAAGAACAATAATTTCATATCCTTGATAAATAATACTTTCATTTACTTGTAATGTTGCGTCAAAAAGATTTTTTTCCTTACATCCGCCATGAATATTATAACTGTTATTGCGTTTTGGGCATAAAACAACTTGTCCGTCGTCATGTACAGAATTATCATATGCTGCATCTGTATCAACAGTTGAAACCAAAACACCATTTGACTTTTTTGGTAATTTATAGTTATACCCACTTGATCTCATGGACTGAATAGTTATTGCATTTGTTTCTGATAACTTTATAATTGCTAACTTTTTATCAAAAGTATTGTGTGTTAGTGGTCTTAACCAAATAATATTTTCTTTATTTGAATTAATACAATAAACTTGTGAGTCAGCGATTAATTTTGCTTGCCATTTATCAAAACCTAAAAAATCCATAATTCCGCCAGCATTATTTCCCCAGTTACCTACACCGTAGTGCCCTAATTTATTATCATGAAACTGATCTCCAGTATAATCACTTAGTGTATTTGATACATGCGTAATAATTTCATGTATTAATCCAAACGGATTTCTTGAATTCCAATACTCTGAAGAAAAATCATCCCATTTTGAACCCATATAAATACCATCATAAAATATTTTTTCTTGAGTTTGAATTAAACCAGGTAAAATAAAATTTCCTAAAACCGAATTAGGAACATTTTTTGGAGGTAAAAAATAAATCATATCAACTGAACCAAAATCAATGCTGCTATCAGCAATAGATATAATTTTATTAGCAAGTTGTTTTGCTCTAGTCTGTGCACCACGATCTCCATGCATATATTTACCACTCAGATCATAATCCTTTAAATTTACATCAACTTTATAATAAGTTTCATCTACTAATATCTTATAATTAGATGGAACATCTGTAATATTATCAAAAGTATCTAGAAGATATTTAATTTCAAAAGACCAGTCGGCTTTTGGATTAGATGATGTTGGGAAATCTGTAGTTTGATATGGAATCATTCTTATTGTATAATTTGGATGCCATTTATTTTTTCTTGTAGTCCACTTGTCTGAATCAATATTACATGATGATGTGGGTAAAAATAAATTATCATTAGATAATATTGTTGTTGGCTGTGACTCAATAAATTGAGAAACAAATTTATACGGAGGGTGACAGTCATTATTTTTTACATTGTTTTTATATTTTAAAAATGATTCATCTATATCATTATCAATTTCACATAGAGAATCAAAAAATTTAAAATTATTTTTAAACTCATCATTTTTAGTTAAAACTGTATTATTGTTTGATGTTGGAGTTGGAGTAGGTGTTGGAGTAGGTGTTGGAGTTGTCTTAGTAGGTTTTTTAATTGCCCATCTATAAACTTTACCATTTTTTAAACAAATACGACTATTTTCAATTTTATTTACTTTTGATTTTGGACATGCAGTTTTAGTAATCACATAATCATTTATATTATTTTTTACAACTGGTGTTGTATTGGGAGACAGCAAAGATACTATAGCAACTGTAGAAACACATACAACACACATTTTAAATAAATATCCTAACTACAGTTTCACAAGGATCTCCGCCATCTTCCCACTCTTGTAGTTCTTCTTCACTCATGTATGAATATCCACCATCATGTGTGTGACAGAATGGGTCACTAATCCAACCTCTATCTATACCACTTTGTAGCCAAATACCAAATTCCTGCTCTTCTGGAGACAGATCTTCCATACCCATATGATTCATATATTTAGTATAGCGCTAAATACTTAAGATGTCAATAGGACCTTTACAAGACATAGAGTGATTAATCGCAGCATTTACTGCAAGTACCGCTCTTTTCCTTGCGTCTTTTTGTTTTTGTGTTGAATACAATGACCCAAGGGCTAAGTCTCCGCCAGATCCCATTGCAAGATAATCTTGTTCATATTGTGTTAGAGACATATCTCCAGCATTATGTTCGTATATTTTTCCACGAACACAGATAATCATTCCAAAGTCTGATGATGTTGAAGTATCTACCCACCAATTTTCATAAAATGTTCTCAGTGCCTTTAAAAATTTACTATACATAAATTTATCAATACTGCCACGACCTTCAAAAATTGGTGGCACAAATAAATGTTTTATTCTATCTCCATCCATAGATCCAGCATATCCAAATAGATATCCTTCTTTTTTCCAAATTTTAGGACTTGAGCAAACATTAATGACATTGTCATCAGAGACACCACGATCTCCAGCCATCCATATTTTATTATTTATTTTATCACGTACAACTGCTATACAAGTCATGGTAGCCTTTCTGATAGTTTATATCAGTATATCAAATTAAAAATATTTTGTCAACTATTACTTTACTTCTTGTCCACATGTTGGACAAGTTTTTATTTTAGTTGATTTAGGCTTCTCAGTCTTATTAGTAGTTATTTCTGATGTTTTTCCTGCACCCTTGAATTTAGGACGACCAAATCCAACTATTGAAACCATTACTCCTGCTTTATTTTTCTTATAGGCACGAAGTTGTTTACAGCATTCTCCACCATTTCTTTGGCTGCCCTTCTTGTTTGAAGAAGTATTTCCTTCAATGCACCAAACAGTTCCGTCTTCATTATCTTCAATAACAATTCCAACATGTGAGATTCTATCAACGCCATCTGATGGAAAATCAAAATAGGCTATATCTCCTGGTTCTGGATCTGCAACATCTCCATCAATCCATGAACCAGCCTTTTTAAATGCCTGTGCACCACCTGGGGTATAAACGGTATTAGGAACCTTTACTCCAGCCTCGTTAGCGCACCAGTTAACAAATGATCCACACCATGGTTGAAAGTTAGCCTTTGTGTAAGCACCGTATTTTGTTTCATTGTCTTTGGGGCCTTCAATATATCCTACTTGAGACTTAGCAACTTGAATAAGACGAGCAGCAGTTCCTTGTGGAGCCTTTTCTGTTGCTGCTGGTACTGGAAAGTCATCTTGTGCCATCGCTTACTCCTTATCCCAATTAGTGTCTACTGGTTGCTCTGCTGGCATTGCACCGTCTGGTTTAGCAGCGAGTCTTGCTCTTACTTCATCTAACTCTGCATCAAGTTTATCTTCTGCCATTCTAATTTCTGAATCTACTTTTTTATTATCCATCTGTGCCTGCATAATATCTTTAGCACCACTCTGTCCAATTAGCAAACCTGCGAGTGTTCCTGTAATAAATGTAGCAACTGATCCAAGCACATTAAAGAACATCTTATCATTTTCTGACTGTGCTCCAATTGGTTGTGTTACAAATATAAGAGCATATAAGATTCCTAATGCTGTAAATAATAAAATTGCTCCAAGTGTACAACCAAGAATAAACTTTAGTCGTGCATCAAGATCCTGCGGTGTTAATCTTTGCTTACTCATCCTGTTTTCCTATCAAGTCTTTTGTACAAGTTCCTGTAGCCTCACACAATGGTGGATTACATTCTGCCTTTTCCCAGTTGGCTGGATCCTGGCAAGGATAGCGATAGTGACCGTCATACCCACAGCCACTAAGGCCTAATACAAGTATACATGATAGTAAAATATGACGAATTCTCATACCAACATTATACCAATTTATTATTCTTTTTCTTCACGAAGTGGGATGGTGATAAGCCATAGGGCTATTGATATTAATGTGGCTACCCCCACGACCTGCTGGGCGGTACCTG